TCCAAGTGTTAACTATGGATAATGATAAGATGTTAAATGCTGATGGTGTTGAAGATGAATCAGTAGGTCAACAATATTTAGAGACACATAATAACTGGCCTGCACAAATGTGGATTCAAACTTCATACAATACACAAAACAACCAACATAAATTAGGTGGCACACCTTTTAGAGGAAACTACGCAGGTATAGGTTATGAATGGGATGAAGATAATGAAATCTTTTGGCCTAAAAAACCATATGCATCTTGGGTAAAACATAATGAATCAGCTTCTTGGAAATCACCGATTGGTGATGCTCCAGCATTAACTGCAGAGCAAGAAGCTCAAAATACACCTGTAGATGAAAATACACCATCCACTCACTACTGGCATTATGTTTGGAATGAAGCTAATCAATCTTGGGACTTGACAGACGGCAAAGCATAAATTAAAAATGGTGGTGGTATGCAAAAGAAAGTATTATCAGAAGTAAGTTTATATTACGGTGATGTGGCAATGCCTAAAGATTGGGACATTGACCGAGATAAATTATCAGGTGATATCTTACAATCACAAATTCAAAACAAACAATTTCCATTTTCAAGAACTTGGGATATGTTGAATACTTATATGCGAGATCACATCGGTCTTGAGTATGGTATTAATCTAATTAACAAAGAAACGTGGGGTAATATTTATAAACCTGCGGAAACTACAATTCCATTACTTAATATAGATCCTGTAGATTTACGTAATTCACCAGATTTTACATTATTGTATGGTGTTAAAGTTAAGGATTGTATGGTCAGAATCCATTTTGAAGATAACAGACGTAAAGGAAGATCTTGGGATATACCACTTAAAAATAATATGTTTATTATGTTTCCATCAACCAATATGTATTACCTA